TTCATGGCCGAATTCTTGGAACCTTGGTTTCTCAGTCGGTTGATTTCATCGGGTTTGATCTCAATCGTTAAGGCCACGAGTCGCTTGTGACTCGAGAGAGCTCTCATGGGCTGAGCTCTCGCTAATTCGTGTTCTTTAAAGGAGGACAAAATGTCAAGAAGAAGAAAGATGGTCACGCTTCCGAAAGTTGCAACAGAGCATTGCGCTCAGTTTTTACTATTTGGATCAAAAGAGAAAGAGCGTGAAGCGGAGCAGAGATGTTCCTATCTAAATCGCTATTGGAGTGACCTCCGGATGCGAGTGTATTGCAATGTGCCTCTAGCATCTATCGATAGGAGCGCTGAGCATCTAAAGGATAATGTTCTTGTCCACAACATTGGTGATGGTGATTGGGATAATGTTATCTTCGACTATGAGGATAAACCTGTGTGGGACCTTCACTGGTGGGAGCGCTGTTGTCATTTGGACAAGCTGGAGGTGTGCCATAGACCGCAAGATGATTGGTACTTGGCGACAGCATGGTCTCGTATTTGCACTGAGACGGCTGGGGCTAAACACGATCCTAAACCTTGCGACGGCCTAGGTAGATATAGAAAGGTTTTTGACTGTCTTGGCTCCACGGCTGTCGAAGTGTTAGTTAAACATCTCGTTAAAGGAATGATCGCGTCGAAACACCCCACTATTGAACACTTCCGTCTCACTCGCTTAGGTCGAGTGGCTTTGATTAGGTGGATTTGGCTCATCAACGCCATCTTGAGTGACTCTGTCTCCCAGTCAGAGACACAGTTTGTAGGCGAGTTGATATCTCTCAATGTGGAGATGCTCAACCTGATAGTAGATCGCGCTAATGCCATTGTTGATTCCAGCTGTTTCGTACACAGTTAGAGATGAGGAGCGTTTGTAATGTCATTTCTTTACAATGAAGCAAGAGAGGAGTTAGCTTATGGATTTCGATTTTAATGATTTCGATGGCTTAGTCGTCATTTTGGGATCGCCACACTCTGGGAAGTCGACGATAATAGAAGAGGTGTATCAGAAGGTTCCCTGTCCGTTGATCGTAGAGTCTGATTTGATATTTCACTCGTTTTTGGGATTTAACGAGTGGTGGCGGAACACCCCGAAAAGAAAGGACCCAAAGGTTGATCACTGGTTTAACTATGGAAAGGAAATGTTAACTATCCGTAATCTGAAATGCTTCTTGACTCATGTTAACCGATCTTGGATCGAGGAAACGAAGCAGTTCAAAGACAAAGTCAGATATATTGTGCTGAACCCATTTGACGGAGATCCTGAGGGCCTCGTTGCCGCATGGCGCGCTAATAGGGCCGCATGGGTGGCTCAGGAGAGTAACGATACTTTGTTAGAGTGGGCAAATGGCACTCTGCAAACGGCGGAGGAGATGTCTTCATTTAAAGGAGTGTCAGTCACCAAAAGCTTTGATGATGCTGACAGATTGATTGAAGCTCTCTGGGACTTTGTTGAGGGTACGTACGAGGAGCAGAAGGCAATGGAGGCTGATGCTTACCGCGTTATGGACAAATTTCTAACCGAGATAGGGTTCTTTAAATCAGTTACCAAGAACAAATAACGAACGGAAAAACGATGATAAATAAACTGGTAGAAATCAGCAGGCGAGTATCTCCGACAGGCCACGTTATGAGTCTTATTGACTCCGTCGGGAAAATGTCATTGGAAATGAAAATTGCGTATCTGGAGTCTCTCACCGTGCGCGCGTTCAGAGCTTTGGATCCTAATTTCAAAGGAGATTTTTCAAATGTGCTAGAACTGATATACTCCCAAGGCAAGGTCGTTGGGACTCCAGCCCATGAGGTGAGAGAGGCCCTCATCACGATTACAAGCACCGTATCTGCCTTCGAGCAACACGTTGCCTCTTGCTTAGCTCTTCATAAATTCGCGAATTTGGGCTCGGCGGACAAGGAGAAAGAGTAGATGTTATCTGAATCTGATGGCTTTGCTATTAAGACGAGGGGCTTTGAGCGATATGTGCGCACAAGACCTATGAATAGAGGGAACTTGATGTTGCCTGGACTTGCCTCCGATGATCCCGCTTTTATGAGTTTCATCGCTGAATTGAGCGATAGGTGTGAGGAGAGGTTCGGTTTGTCCGAAGACGACGCTGGACTGCTCCTCCCCCCTTTCTCTCCGGGCGGCTGGAGCTCTTTGAGGCACGTCTCAGGCTATAAAATGAACCCACTCGGAATACCAAGATCGGGTGTGAAACCTCGAGCAAACGGCTTCGAGAATAATGATCACGCCTCATTATTTAACCTGATTCTTGACGCATATTTTCGCGAGTGGGCTCCCGTCACATCTCGTGTGAGCAAGCAATCCTCAACAGGATTGCCGCATTTTTCATACGACCCCACGCTGAAAGTGACGTACGCTCATACGTTTCTGGCGAAAAGAGAGCAAATCAAGCCTCTTATGAGAGAGAGGCGTTGGTACGAGCTATTCGAGAAGTATGGGCTGGCGATGATGAGCTCAGAGACGCGGCGATTTCAATCAACTGATAAAATTGACAAAGTTCATGGCATGTGGGTGGCTAAGGATCGACCCGTTATGACTTTTGAAGGGACTGAGGTCATCGCTGACAAGAGCACCCCATGGCCGGGGTTCTTTGCCCAGCGTGTGAGGTTGGCTATTGCCTTCTCAGCTTCTTATGGCATCTTCGGCCAGATGGTGTTCGCTGGATATCGACATCACGCCTTACGGTTTCCGGTGTGGCACCACACAACGCCTTGGCACGTAGCTCGAAAATTTAGCAACCACCCATATATTGTGGCTGGGGACATATCAAATTTTGATCAGTACATGCCCCCTTTCTTGGTCTCCCTCATTTTCGCTCATCTCTCAAAGGATTGGGATGATGCTGTTGTTGAGCTATTTAACGCATGTGTCGGATGTCCAATGTTGGTGAATGAAGATAGAGTTGGAGGCCCTGGAAGATATAAATGGCTAGCTGATCCAACTGACAATGATAACTACTACTCATGGTACGGGTTCCCAAGCGGCATTCCGCCCGTGAGTGACGTAGGAAAGATCATTGGCTTGTTTACCGATTTAATTCCCTTGTTAGACCTGGGCATGATCGCGCTAAGTGACTTTGACGCGATCTTGCACAATCAGCATCCAACTGTATCCGTTGCTAACGCCGGAGACGATTTTATTATTGGTTTCGCGGATGAACGCAGTTTGCAACGTCTGCTTGCTTACTTTGAACAGGATCTTCACCCATACTTCGAGGTGGGAATTGAGAGCCCCGCCTCTTTCCTCGGAAACCTTATGGTTAAACAAAAAGGGGAGGTGTCGGCTTTTCCAAATTTGAGATCTTTTCTCGTGAACACCTTCTCAAGAGAAAGGGGAATTGATAGTAGGTTTAATTCTAATTGGGCTTTCGGGTATCTTGAGAAAAAGGCTCACTATGCTAGCCATCCTCTCTTCCAAGATTTGGACAAAGTGTTGCAACAGACGGCAAGGGACAAGCTTGGACAAACGATTGATGACATTGTCCCCTATCAGGCCGCGCCGGTTGGTCTTAACATGACTAACTACGCGGATAGACTGTTTGCCACGAATCCCGATGCAATTCACTACAAGATTGACCCCGATGACGTCAGCCCATCACTACTAGATGAGTTGTTCATCTCAATATCACCCGCAGACGTAAACACGATCTGTGGAGGCTGGAGGAAATAATGATTAATTTTATGAATCTGGGCATGAAAGTAACTAGCACATCAGGGCTCAGCAGACACAGCACCCTCCCTCTCGGTTTTTACGAGCTAGAGGCGGAGAGAGCTGCTTTTGAGAGTGAGAGTGCGGTTTTCTCTCAGACGACCAGATATGACAGGATTCTAGATCCCCATTGCGTAGAAGTGATTCGCAGGAGAATCAGAGCCGAGTGTGTCGCTGAGCAGATGTCCAACGGCGAGAAGGCGTTCAATTCACCCGCCCTTGAGGCCAGCGAAACGCCCTCACATCTCGAGTACGAGACCAACTTTAGAATTGGCGAAAAAGACCAGTTCGATATTCCCACCGGCCTCACTTTGATCATTGGACGATCGGGAGCCGGGAAGAGCACGCTTCTTCGCTATATCGCCAGACAGGTGGAGGATCACATCTTCATCCCCTGGGGAGAGCCGGAGCCTGAATCAGGAATAGACATGATAAGCCTTTTCGACGCCCTTAACTACATTATGTTGGCTCCCTCTTTATCAAAAAGCATCGTACTTATCGACTCACTGAAAACTCTAAGCCACTTAAGTGGCGCCGCCATGTCAGGTGGCGTAAGCATTGCGATTAATCAATGGCTCACATTCCTCTCAAATCTAATGACGAGGGCGGGTCGGACCGCCGTTGCCACATATAACCCGCAAGTGAGTCAAGAACGAGCGTATGAGTTGCAACTCGCGCTCGCAGGATCAGTCACAGCATCAATGACGGTGTCATCGGAAACACTTCATCATAACCCCATGTTTACGGCGTCATCTCGAGCGTCGGATAGGAAGGAAAGGCGTTATCACTTTACAACCCACTTTGCCTCAAGCGAGTCAAAGTATGACGAGATGCGCGCGCAAACGCCCTCGTCAGAATCGCAATTGAGAGTTGGCGGATCGCTGCAATACAGCAGTGGTTTCGGCCCTGCTGACATTAACGTTCTCAGAGCAGAAGAAGGAGAAAAATAATGCCATTTACATTGAATGGAACTCACTCGGTAAGTTTGTCATGGATTGTTAACAAGAGAGCTTTCGGCTATTGGGCTAGGGCGCTGTCTAACGGTGAGGTGGTACTAGCTTATCTGCCCTACGTTATAGCTGATATGACTGCTCAGGAGATTAACTCGTTTCATCAGCTTGCGCAAGACACATCTATCGTGACGAGGCTGTTAAAGCATGTCTCTCGGGATAAGGTGTTCCCTCGCGGAATGCCTCTTTTTAGCATGAGATCATACAGAACTGTGCTTAAGGAGATCAAACCCGCTGCCGCCGAGAACGAGTTATTTTCAGTTTTAGTCTCCTTAATCCTCAGGAAACTAGGTCTCATGTCTGACGAGATCACGATTTTGTATCCCAGTAGGGAGCTACAAATTTTTCCCAATCTTGCCGAGATCATTCGCGAAGGCCGGAGATCTTCAATAGAGAAAACTCTTGATAACTGGTTCGAGCCTCTATCCGCAATTCCTTCTAAAGGAAGCGCGACTACTATGGGCCCGAAAATCCACGAGTGTCTTGAAAGGGTGCGGAAAAGTTGGAGACTCGCGCAAGCTGACGTTTCTTATATTACGCGAGCGTATGAGCTAGCATGCTCTTTTGTCCACAATCGCAATCTTGGGAAACTCACGAGCCAGGAGTCTAACTTGTTAGACTTGAGCAGTTATGGGAACATCTTTGCGTACGCGATTAGTGATGATGCGCGTCTGGCCGAAGAGGCCGATGGTCAGGTTGTGTATCATCCTTACCTCGACGAGAGCTCGATTTCAAAAACTCTCGACCTGCTCGCCAGGTTAGATGGCAAAATCACAACCATTCCAAACAGGGATATTGCGGATTGGTTTTCACTCATGCCTGTGAGCTCTGAGCGCCCGAAAGAGTTGAGGATGATTGCCTTGTGGCCGACGGCCAAGACGCCCAAGTTTGACTTCAGATTTTACGACTGGATGGACGCCTCAGTGCTTCATCCTGATACATTTCTCATCGAAGATGCCTCGTTTGGAAATTTGAAGCTTGCCGCGTCTAGGTTGAACGTGACAACTACAGGGATCGTCTCCGACTTGAACGAGAACAGACTGGTTGAAAGTATACGACAATCTCTGTCCCTCTCCATTACGGAGATGAAAACAGGCGCTGAATTCATTGAGTTTAAGTACATGGGTTTCTCAACAGAGAGGGGACAAAATGAGCTCTCCGCGACCGTGGACGTGAACAACGAGACAACTCCCCTCGCTCTTCTGGCGCTGTTTCTTGAGTTTACTGACCAGGTAACCATGTCCGGAGGCTCGCCCGAATTCGGGAAAAACACTCTACCTGATGACTTTCCCCGACTAGCTGCCATTCCCTCGGACATAATATTGTCTGATGCGATCTTAGTCGCCACTAATCCAAAATGGATGTTAGTAGGAGTGCCAGAGAGGCTTGGGACTAGCTCCCCGTTCGAGACCAGTTGTCTCTCAACCATCATTGGCTCGAAGGCCTATGTCAAGATAACTGATATAGGTTCACCTCGGAGCGTTGACAAGATCGTTTTGGCCTCCACCTTCACTTTCACAAACGAGATGGGTAATGAGGTCGATACCGCTGGCGAGATCCGTTTGTCTGAAGTGCTGGATTTACCCGACACCCTGGAAGCTTTCTTCTTCTATGATATGGCCTGGAAGCGCTACATGAGCCTCGCCACAGAGCACCTGTCTTCCGTGATAAACTCATCTCTAGCAGAGGCGATTAAAACGCGTCTATCACTGCTTCCTTTGACAGCCTTAATCTCGGTGTCGAGGAGCGAGCTGATAGAGCGCGCGGCTTCTCTGGTTATGAAAGGATCCGAGTTCTCAAATCCCTCCCAACGGCGGCTGACTCACAAGGTCGCTCGGGCTACTTTGAAGGTTGGTTTAGCCGCTAGCTTGATCGGACAGCTGACGGGCACGACTGAGCTTTGGCAGACGGTCCTGTCGCGACGAGAGGACCTTCTTGCCCTAATCTATACACAGCTATAAAAGGAGGTCGCTATGTTTTTGATCATGTCTAATCCATGGATGGCTTTGGCTTTAGAGCTTTCAGCTTCGTCCACTGAGCAATACACTCTTGTGAATTTGTTTAGCGTGGTGGGTCAACATGGAAAGATCGTTCCCTCTGTCAGCGGTGGGTTAACCTCTTTAGACGAGATAACGCCATCGTTTGACTTGAGCGCGTTCGATAAAGAAACATTTGGCATCTGTGATAAACTGTGCGAAATGATGATAGAGTATCACGCTCCCGTGCTTATCGGCCCTTATAGCGAGAGCAACGCCACCAAGGCTAATGATCACGGTTACGTGGTCATTATGGAGCGCTCGCAAAAGGGCACGAGCACCTTCTTTACTAAGATGGCGGAAAACATGATGATGCCAGCGGATGGAATAGAGGAACTTAGAAGTCGAGTGGAACAAGTTTCGCTTGATAGGGGAAGACAGTTAGTCACACTTGAAGATGTAAGGGACGTTCTCGTGATAATTTCGGAACAGGCTGGCGCAAACCACGAATTCGTCAACTTTGCCGTTCAATCTCTGAACGACATCACGCCACACTCCGAGACAACTGGAAGCGGGGAGGACTCAGTTGAGGTCAGCGAGTCAGCCACTTCCACTAACGATGAGCCATTAGAAGAGGAGAGTAATAACGATGGAGAGAACACTACTATTCACTGACGCTGATCTAGGATGGTTGAGGACATACGTGTCAGAAAGCATCGCAGCTCTTCGACACGATGTAAGCATTCCAATGGTCGTATTTACCAAAACTACGGTACTGAACCAGATCACTTCCGTGCCCTTCCAATTGTCTTTTAACGGGCAACTCGTCATCGTCAGGACCCCATGCACCAAGTTAAGCGAGGAGCTACTGACAAAGACCATGAAGCATTGCGCTAGCTCTTCATTTGGTGGAAATCGCTACAAATGGAGTCGCGTGATTATCATTGCGAGAACGGAACAATTAACAGAGCATCAAAGGTTGAGTGAACAGATGTTCTCAAGTCGATCTCCACGCTGCCTCTCGGTGGGCTTCGAGGAAGCGCTTTCGCTAATGGACCGCATGGCAGGAAGCTCTGACGCGTCCGCTGTAGTTCAGAGCCTAATGGGCCGTTCGCTTCCCTTTTTGTCAAACATTCATGTGTTTCCATACGACTCGCAGGAGGAGGAGGGCGCTGCCACTAAGTACGTGGGAAGATTGCTGGGCAGATCAATGGCCGCGTCGATCTATCACGAGGCCGCTAGACAAGAGTTGGCAATGTTGTCCGATTTCGTGAGTAAGACGGGGCTATCGTGGACCGACATGCTCGACACCACAATCCTAAATCCCGAGTTAAAGGTGGTTGTGAGTCGCTCCTTTGAGCGAGAGCGGTCGGTCTGGGGCGGCAGCTCCTCTCTTGAGCCTGATCCTGCAGCCATTAAGGAGACGTTTGATCCACTTGATGACTTAAGCTTGGATGACATTGTCATTCCAAAACGGGTCTTGAAGTTTAGAAAGCGTGTTAACCGATGGCGTGACTCAGTGCGCTCCGCTTTTGAGCGATTCGCGGTTGATGAGTGGAGAAGCGTAGGCGCTCAGACCGTCACCATGCTAGAGGCTTTAGGTCTCGCCGTGATCCACAGAGAGAGCGGGGGAGACCCAGAGGCAGGGAGTCCGGGTGGCGCTCACGTGGGTCTAGGACAAGTTGGTCGACCCGTATTTAAGGATTTCTTGAGGTCACATCCCAACTACACTGAACACTACCCAGATCTAACTTTTGATTGGATGAGCGATGAGACGAAGGCTACTCATCAGATTAATGTAGCCATGTGGTATTACAGTCACTGCCTGTCAAAAGCTTCGAAATGGTTGCGAAATCGCAAGGTGACCGGCGATCCTTCTTTATTAGGATTCGATCACATTGTCTTCACGTCATTCGCCTACGCTGCTGGTGCCGGCAACACAAATAAACTGCTCAAGCGAGCCGATGCGGAAGGAGTAAAGAAAAACCTACCCGATTTATACAGACATTATCCCACTTGGATGATGCCTCACTGCCGACCGTTTCTTCATGGAAAAATAATTTTTACTCTGGCGAAAACGGTCTATTACCAACCCTAAGGAGGGAAACATGAAAAGGTTAATTGAGTCTAAAGCGTGGAGACACGCGTCATCCCTGTCGTTGGCCATTCTCGGAGCCACTATTGCCATCAGTTTGATCGTATCCTCGTGCGCTCACACTGTAACGGCTATAAAGCCTCTCGAGGAAGGAGCTTTTATGGCTATCGATGAATTCGTGAATTGCGCATCTGACATCGATGTCACCGTCCCGCCGGATGAGATTGCAAGCATTCAGTTCCGAACTTGCGCAACAAGTGCGATTGCGAGTCTTCCTGCTGAGGTGCTCATACAATTTGATAGCAGATCCTCAGAGTTCGTGGAGTGCTGCAGGAGCCGAGGTTTGCGGCATGCTCAAGTGTACGGAAACATTGACAGAGAGGCCCTTCGTCGTGACGTTATTCTGGCATGCACAATGCGGCTTCTGGACTGGGAGGCAAAATGATTCATCTATTGCACACCCACTCAATCAGCGTAGGCTTGTCCGGCTACGCCCTGAAGGCAGCCCTTTCAAATCAGAATCAATTCTGGGCTCCAACTAGTAATTTCTTAAACTCTCTTGGCGGAGGGCCGACTTTGATCGGAGGCGGGGCGCCGGAGCTGGGCTTGACAAACCCACCCGCCTTTCAATTCCATCGTTGGAGCTGGAACACGAAAGATTTCGTCGACGCTCCTGAGTACAGGAGCACGGGAATTTTTCAGATACCAGGAACGTGTCTGATCATTGGAGCCAGATCTGGACCTAAGCAAGGTCAAAATGATGATGCCGCCCAGGAGTTACAACGCGGTCCAATTCATTTAGGATTTACATCCACTTATGATAATGAGGGGCAGGAGACTCCCATTGATTTCGATCTGTACGGTCAGGTGTACGTGCCGCCATCCGATGGAACAGAGGTGACGTCTCTGGAGATGCACCTGCTCTGCGTCTCCTCGCTGTCCACGTACTTGCAGAGGGAGTTGAGCCATCTCTATGCCACGCATGGTGCTATCTCGACTTGTGCCGACAACGCGCACTATCAAGTCACCATCATCAATACCCCCGCGATAAACTGTCAACCAGCCGACGAGCCACCACCCGTCTAGGTTGACTTTCTAGACCATTTCCGG